TTACATCAGCATTGTCGATATTGGAATTATGCGGATAATGTCACCATTTTTGGCTTTAATGCCAACAGAAAGTTGTTTGTAACGCAATCCATCATCCACTAAAACAGCTTCGATGATCACATAGTCCGCAGTTTCAACCAAATCTTTGGTATCTTCCACAATCATTTTTCATTCCTCCTTTGTTTTTTGTTATACTACAAAGGAAGATGTGTTGTCAAGCGTTTTTCATTGAACTTGGTAAAAATTGCAACTTACTCACTTGCCTCTATTTTTAGCCCAGTAAAGTTCATAGCTTCAAAAATCCTGTTAATATGCTCGAAAGCTATGTCCTGTATTTCATCAAGGCAATGATCAAGAATATAATCTCTTAGCTCTTTTGTATCCTCCGGATGCATATTACATTCATAAATAAATTCCGCAGTTGCGCTTACGATTTTTTCAGCGTCCTTCTTATCCTTTTCATACACAGACGCATTAAAAGCCAGCAGTAGAGTATCATCATCCCCATTCAATGGGAATTTGGGTGAAACAAAGCACTCTATTGCCAATTCTTCTTTTCCATCCTTAATCAACTTAGTATCAACTGCAATTTGACTTATTTTGTATGCTTGCAATTTCAAATTATAGTTCATTGATTTACCCCTCCGCTCGTAATTAGATTTCTATTTATGCCATAAGAAAATCCATCTTCGCCTGATTTATAGGCATCTTTATCAATGGAAAATTGTGGAGCATGCTCTGTCCGAGACAGCCTTGATGGGACAAGAAAAACAACCATTGGATCAGTCGTTTTTTTCAATGAGGCTCGCAATGCCTCATTCACATACGCATTTAATGTCATATCGCGTTTGGTTGCTGCCGCCCATATATCCCTGTGCAATTCCGGACTTACTCTTACATTGAATGAGCCGCTAAAGCTTTTGTTTGGATCTTTGCCCTCCTCTTCGCAAAATTCCAAATAATCGTCCACCGCCTCTTTGAAAGCTTGTTCCACCTCGCCTGCGTTTTCGCACTCAAATGTGACTAAATCACGAATGCCCTCTATTTTGCCGAAAAGGATTTGGTCTTCTTGGCTATATTCCACATTCGTAAAATACCCTTTGTACTGAATAACATTGCTCATTTAATATCACCATTCCTTTCCATAGCAGCAATTATGCTTCTAATCGCAGCTTTTCTAACATACGCATCGGATCCATGAGGTTTGTGAAGAAATATTGTCGTTTTTTCTACATCATCCCTCTTTATAAATACTACTCGAGAACCAGATGTTTTCCCTTTATTATTCTCACTATAACCGTAATGTTTCATGATTTTTCTTAATTCATCATAGGTAAAATCACTTGGAACTAACAAAAACCGGTCCCAGAGTTTTTCAAACTGGCTCAATCCTTTCCACCTCTTTGCAACTAATTTGCAGTTGCATTCTATCATAAGAGTATGTGAAATTCAATAAAAACATGAATTTTTTTATCTTTTTGTCATATTTTTTGATAAAAAACACAAAAAGCCCACCGGATAACGGTGGGCTTTCTGCTTTACTTGATGAATTTACGGTCAATATCCTTTTCCCAGATACACAGCCAACCGGAGGGGCAGCGTGCCCACAGGTTGCCGGTGGAGAGCAGCTTTGTCTCCAGCACGGTGATGGTCGTGCCCGCCCGAAACATAGCGTCTGCTTTCTGCTTGCTCGTTGTAGCGTGGCGCCGGCCGTCCGTGGTCAGATCCTTGACCTTTTTGCGTCCGGTGGCTGCACCTGCGCCCTTGTAAATACCACGCACAGCCGTGGTGGTGTATGTGCCCGGCTTAATGGTGGGCGCCTTAGGGCTTGCCTTGCGGTAGTTTACATCATTCTCCGCATATACAGTCTTTGCTCCCTTTGCGTTCGTGAACAGCCAAATACCGCTGATGTCAGACGCAAGGGCGGCAGGCTGTACATACACTTCCCTGGCGTTTTTCACTTTAGTGTACTTCCGCCGATTGGCAGTCATTGTAAACTTGCCATCATACCAGTACGGATCCAGCACAATCAGGTTACCGCTCTTGTCCAGTCCGCCCACATACACATAGTGGCCGCCATTACTGAACAGCTGCTTGCCGCCACCGCTGACGCATACAATAGCTTTGCCACCGGCTTTCAGGTGGTTCTTCAGGTCGGCAACGGTCTTGGCCCGCTTGCTTACGATGGAGAAATGCCTCTCGATGAACGCCGCCACCTTATCCATGTTGGTGCCATCTGCGGACCGTGCGCCCATCAGTAGGCACTTCTGTGTCCAAGCAGCGGTGTCCAAGCCGGTAAAACCAAAGTTATGTAAAACCATAAGACTGGCACACACCCCGCAGCCGCTGGTGTAGATACAGCCGGAAGTGCCGTATTTATAGGGGTGGAATTTGCTGGGATAACGGATAGACTTGCATTTTTCCGTGGTCTGACGGCAGTAATACAGCTTACTCATGACTGACCGCCTCACTCTCTGCTGTCTCCGTCCGTTCCAGCGCAAGGGTTTCGTCTGCCTTTAGTGCAGCCTTGGTAAAGCTGTTATTCTTCCACCAAGCAGCCAGGGAAGCCACCACGGCTACCACCGTTGACACGGCAGTGTACACCTCATCGTCACTGAACGGCAAGGGGTTCTTACCAAAGGCGTTCAAGAGTACATTCAGCAGAGATACCGCCAGAACGGCGGTTCTTGCGATTGTTCCGGTTGTTACTTTCATTTTTAGTCCTCCTTTTGCGGCTCCTCCGGGAGCGCAATTATCTCGTTGTAAAATCTGGTCATCATACCATTGCCGCCCAGCGCATGATAGGCGTCATACACCTTGACCATGGCTTCTTTTGCATAGAGCGGGCAGTAGCGCCGCTCAGTATGCTTTTCGTGCTGCCGTATGATCTCGGCGCGCAAAATGGACTGCAAGCCGTTTTCAATGGCTATGTACCGGGCTGTGGTGACTTCGTCCATTGCTTTCTTGCTCTTTTTCTTCGCAATCAATGAAGCAATCACAGCGGACACGGCACTGCCGACAACCGTTGACACAGCAGCAGTCAGGGCGGCGGTGACGAATGCGTTATACATCGGTCTCACCCCCTTGCAGGGCGTTGATCTCTGCCCGGTATGCCGCCCGCTGCAGATCCGATATTTCCAAATATTCCCTTTAAACCGGAGAAGCCTTTTTTCAGTTTCCCTGCTGCGGAAACATCGCCGGTTTGCTTGAGCTGCTTGCTCATACTCTTAAGCGCAGGAGCATTTCTGGATATAGACGATTTCAAGTTGGAGAAGCGGGTGCTTTCCGTTGCTATATCCGCATTCGTTTTGTTAATCTGCGCCGTGGTCTGTGACATTGCGCTCTTTGTTTTGAGAATCTGCGAAGAAGTTTTGCGGATTTCGTTTTTCAGCTTGTCCAGGGAGTCCGTTTTCAAGTTGTTCGGATTCAGTCCAACCTCTTTCAGCTCGCCGTCAAAGACTTCTAAATCGTTCTTTATACGATTGATAGCCGCCCGCTGCTGTTCGATCTGATTGATCGTCATGCCGCTGGTCGACGCTGTTTCCATTTTGTGGATCCAGTCTACCATCTCCTGGTACTGACTGCTGACACCGGCAATGCCATTCTTATAAGACTTCAAAAACTCCTGCTGTGCCCGGTAAGTGGCCGTTACCTCTTTTAAGCGGCTGGACAACTGCTTGTATGTTTCGTCCTGGCTGTGCAGCTGGTCTTTCAGCTGTCTGGCTTTTGCCGTATACTCGGATATTTTCGCAGCACTGCTCATAGCGGCCTGCACATTGCGCTCCTGGCTCTTAATAAGCGTATCCACCTGCTTTCCCATCTTCCTTGTATCAGAAGAGGCGGAAGACATTGCCTTGGCAGTCACCGTCTTAATTTTATCCGTCACGCCGGACAGCTGCTTCAGATCGGCTTGGAGAGAGGCCATGCTCTTTTTGTACTGGCTAATATCCGCAGTAAATCGTGTTACCAATTCCTGATCCACAAAATCACCTCCTTTTCTTGTTTTTCAATCATTAAAACTGATCAAAGTAAGCCATTGCTTTGGCCGCTTGAATATCCAGCACATCATCCCCTGTCCAATAAGGGAAAAGGTCGTACACAGCGCCCACATCCTCCCCGGCAACCGCAGCAGCAATTACCCCGGCTTGGATATAGGCGATTTGTGACAGGTTTTGATACTGCCTTCTTTCCAAATCACGATGGAACAGAATGTAACGCTTTAGTTCTCCATAGGTCATAGAAAGAATGACGGAAAACGACAAGCCATAAGCGTTGGCCTCCAGGATCATATCCTCCGTTGTGCAGTAATTACTCCCGAAAGGAAGTGGACGGCTTGTCCTCACTCTCTGTGGACTTCTCCACGCCGTCAAACGCAGCGTTGACCATCTTTTCAATGCCGGCGGAGAGCTTTTCGGTCTGCGTATCGCTCAGTAGACCGGACACATTGGCCAACTGAAAGAGAATGCTCGAAAAGGCGTCCACGCCGCTAACGCCGCTGTCTACCAAAGCGTCATACAACGCCTCACCGGTCAGATCGCCGTTGGGATCATCGTTAAAGTGCAGGGCCTCATCCAGTACAGCCAGGAGCCGCTCCGGATCACTGGAAGCGCTGAGGATCACATCCAGGGCGTCCTCGTTGAATTTATTTTTCAGTCGCAGCTGAGCAGCTACAGTCAAACGCAGGTGCACAGTCTTGCCGCCATTCAGTTGCAAATCGTATGTTCTGGTTACAATATGGGATTCGTTCATTGTCATTTCCTCCTAAAAAGTGGGGAGGCAGTCGCCCGCCTCCCGAATAGTCGATTTACGCGGCGGGGAACTCTCTGCTCCAGTCGCCGTCCAGCTTGTAAGAGACAGTAGCCTCCATCAGGCTGTTTACGCCCGGTCCCTTAATCTTCAGGCTGGGCACACCAGAGTTGTTAAACTTGGTGCCGTCCGGCAGCTTAACCATAATGGGTACGGACACACCGGCGTCCTCCAAAGCTGCCAGCACCCGATAATCCGATGTGGCGTCCTTTGCGTTGTACAGAAAAGTCACCTCAAAGGCGTCTGCTTTCTTGCGAATACCGGTAATGCTGTGTTCCACATCATCGTCATAGCAAGTGGCGTCCAGTTCTTCCCGTTCGCCCTTGGTCAGATCGCCGATTTGGGTGGCGTAGTTCAGGCACTTGGCTGTGGAGCCGGTATAGTTGGGATATACCTCAATGCCTTTGGACGCAAGACCGCGTTCCGGCTTTGTTTCGTTCATATAAAATCCTCCTTAATCTATCAGTCGATTGGTTCTTGTATCAACCCGACGGCCGTAACGCAATGATTTGCGCAAATAACCGCTGGGGTCATGTAACAGTGCGTCCGAGGACGCAAATTGCCGGATCAGGCCCAGCGAGGTCAAAGCCTCGTCTACCTTTTCCGTCAATTCCAACAGGTCCGGCAAGGTCATAAACCACAGATCCACCTGATAGGCGATCACATCTACGCACGCCAGTTCCGTGCCTGTATTGGTGATCTCATAAAATGTGATCAGGTTACCTGCCGGTTTGCTCTCCGGAAATGCCATCTTAATGTCATAGGGAATGTCCGACTGTACGGATTTTAAGGTATCCCGGATCACTGCACGGTAGTTTTTCACTTGATCGCCTCCTGTATAGCCGTGCCATAGTGCTCTGCTATCACCGGCTGCATTTCCTGCATGCCGTTATACATAAATAGCGCCGGCAAGCGGCCTTTCAACCTGCGAAATCCGTAGCCGGGTATATACGCAGTCCAAGGTTCATGCTTGCGCACTATACCCAGCTCACTGTCCAGCGGTGTACCCTTTTCGTCACCCACAGGTCCGGTTCCAAATTCCACATAGGCCGCATACTGCATATTGGTACGGCTGCCTGCGGTCACCCGATCACCGTCACGCTCGCAAAAGGCGGCGATAGACTCCCGCAGCAGTCCGGTGTCCTCCGGGCAGTTGCTGCGCTGACGGCCGGCCATATCCTCTGCGTCCTGCAACATCTGCCGCTCCAAGTTGTCCAGCAGATGATCTGCGGTGCGTTGCAGCGTCTTGGCATAGGCACCCAGCTTTTCGATCTCAATGTTCGTTTCCACCGGGTGCCCTCCTCTCTGTGGCATTCGCTGTCAACAACCGATAATGTAGGAACCGCTGCACGGTCTCCACCTCCAGCCAGCCAATACCCTCTACCTGTACCAGGTCGCCGGGCCGTACGCCCACAGGGTCATACAACACGGCTTGATACCCGGCAGACAGCACCCGCCCCCGCTCCTCAATAGGGGCAGAAGCAGATACCGGCTGCCAGCACAAATACAAAACGGCAGGTGTAGCACTGTATGTGTTCTGCTCAAAGTCGTAAGCACTGTCTCTGATCGTCTGTGCGGAGAAAATCCGTGATTTTACAGTCCACGACTTAGGCGTTTTTGCTTTCACAGGTGCGCACCTCCCTGTATCTGTTGTACGGCTGGAGCAGGTCGGCAATGGCTGTCTCCTGCTCCGCAGGGGTGGTATAGGTCTCGCTCATAGATACGCTGCCCTCCGTATAGGACGCACTCTTTACGCCATAATCCCGATCCTGTACAACGCCGTTCAAGTGCACAAAAGCAAGTTTTGCCAGCGTGGTGGCGGTAACCACCGGCGGCAGCTCTTGCGTGCCCAAATAGGTCAGGCAATCGTCCTCTGCCATATCCAAAAACAGCTGTAAATCCAGCTCTTCACCGGCGTGTGCGTACCAGGCCTCGCATATCTTGTCGTAACGCCCGGCAGCGGCCCGCAGCAGCCGCAGAGCCTTGTTTTTCATCTCATCAGTCAAACATATCACCCCATAACAAAAGACGCCTTATTTGGCGCCCTTTTTTGTATCCTCTTTTTCTTGCAGCTGCCAACCGGCATTCAAATAAGCCGGCAGACAACTCCGATCAATGACCACTTGGGTCTTGCCCTGTACAACGGTTACCTTTTCCATTTGTACCTCCCCGGGCTTAGCCCTGCACCTTGACGATCATATTCTTGTCCAGCGTGGTCACGCCGTACAGAATATCAAAGGACACGGTGTCGATCTTGTGGGTGCTGTCGTAGTCAAAGACCACACGCACACCCAGGCCGTCCGCAGACGCCACATAGGCGTTCTTGTTGCCCATCGGCAGATCCATAGGACGGGTCACCAGTGCCACGCCGTTGCGGTGGAACCCTACTGATGTAGGCGCAGAGATCACAGTGGCGTCCTTTCCAGACAGTGTAGCGTGCAAGGGCTGGTCAATAGCCACCTCGGCCACCGCGCCGCTGGCAGCCGTAGCGCCTGCGGCAAAATGGTACACATAGCCGTCCACAATAAAGCAGTCGCCCTTTTTCACCGTGGCAGTAGCAGCAGTCACAGAGGACAGCGCCACCTTGCTCTCACCGGCAGTACCACTGACCTTATAAGTCTTGGCAGTACCAACGGCATTGTCCAGATAACCGTAGGGATACGGTGCGTTCTGACTCATATAGGTGTCCATGGTGTACACCTTGCCCAGTTCTGCGTCCCGCAGGGCGTTGCCGTCACCGGCATAGGACACCTTGGACAGGTTGTCGTCCGTAGCATACAGCACCTTGTGCGAGGGGTTCAGCACCAGGCGGCGGTTCTGAACCGGCACACCGGCAAAGTCCAGATAGCTGCCCACTTTGGCAATATCCTTAATGGGCTTGGTTGCGCTCTCTCCGGAAGCGGTCACGGTGCGACCGGCGCCCTCTACGGCAGTCGCCAATACATCTGCGTCCACCGCGCTGGCGATGGCGGTCATGGCCGGTTCGATCACCTGAGCAGAGAAGTCGCGCAGATCCAAGGACATTTCCTTAGAAGTGATCTGCACAGTCACATCACGCAGCCGGTCCATCTTCACGGGTACACCGCCCTCGTTCAGATCCTGGGGATCCACAGCGCCGGTAAAGTTCTTGGCTACAAACTTGCTGGGGCGGCGGGCGGTAACCGTGTCGCCAACCTTCACAAATTCGTCCTCATAGTCCCGGTGCACCAGGTTGGCCATCACCAGGTTGTTTTTCAGTACCATCAGTGCCTCATTGGCAATGACATTGGGGGTTAAAATCGTATTCGGCATTTCTTATTCCTCCTATTAGCCGTTCTGTTTTCTCCACGCCTCATAGGCGCGGAAGTCTGTGGGCGGTACATTGTCGCCCGCTGCTTCCTTACCCGCCGGCGGCAAGTCCTTGCCCCGCAGGTTGGCGGTTGTGGCGGCCTGTACTGCCTCTTGAAATGCGGCGTCAAAAGTCTCCAGGTTCTTTTGCGAGGCGGTGGCGTCATTCCCGGTCAGGAATGCGGCAAACTGTGCAGGCAGCTTGCGCTGGAGCAGCTCAGCCGCAACAGCCGTTTCCAGCTGCTTCTTGGCAAAGGCTGCCTTTTCCTGTTCAAATGCCTGGCGATCCTTGGCCAGGTTATACCGCTCTCGCTCCTCTTTGTTCATACTGGATAGTTTTTTGGCTTCGTCCGCCTGCTCTTTGGCGCTTTCTTCCCACTTGGCTCTGGCCGTGGCAAGCGCCTTGCTGACCCGGCTGTCAAACTCGCTTTGGAATTTCTTGTCTTTCAGCAGGTCGTCAAATGTTGGAGTGTCGTTGCCCCCATCGGAGTTGGCGCCGGTGTCGCCCGCTGCCCCCTCTGTGTTGGTGTCTGCTCCATTTTCGCCGGTGTCTTCGGCAAACAGCTGGAGGTTCAGCGGCAGGCGTGCGCACACCCGGCTCTGTTCTCTGCTGTTTTCCATCTCGGCATACTGTTTTGTCATTGCTGACTCCTTTCCCAAACCGTACGCTGCCGGTTCGTTAAATGATATATTCCCACAGGCATAGCCTGAAAATGGGTATAAAAAGAGCAGGGCTGCATTGCAGCTCTGCTTTCTTCATGTTATTGGTATTTTTTTATCGCATCCAGCCAATCCTCTGGACACTTTCCATCGTAAAATTTGTCAATAACATCTTGTATCGCTCTTTTTCTTTCCTCTGCGCTGATTTCTCTGTGCCCTGTTACTCTTGCTACAGGTGGATCATTCCATCTGGGAGCGGTAAATAGCTTTTCTTTTTTCATAATTCAGTCCCTATTTCTCATACAGAATAATTTTTGTAACAGAGTTGTTTTGAAGCAACTCACCAACAACAAAGCTACTACCACGCACATACAATATCTCTTGCTCACCTGCATTAAAAGATCGAATATCTCGTCCGTTCTTACACTGCGGAATATAGATTTGCACCTCTGCGTCCGGGTTATAGGTCTTTCCGCAGGTTGCAGCTATGTACTCGTTGTAAGTAACCGTGTTGCCGACCGTATGCGTGTTTACAAACCTTTGCAGTTCCGTTGGATCGGATATAACCAAAGAGCGTTTTACCGATCCGGCATACCTGGGGAATTTCTCAAGTGCACGGTCTAAGTTAGTTATAGCCCTTTTCTCCTCGTTTGTCAACTCTATACCTTGCCGCAGTTTCTCGTTAATCGGGTAAAAGTCACTGGACACCCAGCTGTTGATTGCGTATTCTTCCTCTTCTGTCAAACCCGGGTCTCTCTTCTCCACATACTTCTCATACCACTGGGCGTAGGTCATATCTGCCGGTACGGTCATGGACTTGCCGGTTACCGGATCCCTGGCCCAGCGGGTGCCTGTGCGGTTATTGGTCACCGGCACGGTAATACTGCGGCAGAAAGGGTGCATAGGCGGCAGGTTCTCGCCTGCTTTTGCCTCTTCCACCAAAAAGGTCTTGCCGTCCAGCTGGCGGCAGACGGCGGAGGTGCGCAAATCCAGAGTAGCCATAAACCGATACCGGATAATGCCCGCTGCCTTATAGCCCTCTAAAAAGCCTTGATTGGAGAAGTGATTGACCTCTGTACGGATCAGGCGGCTGGCACAATAGCGTTGCCCGCTGTCGCTGTCTGCTCCTACGCAGTCCTCCAGCAACCGCTCCTCCATATCGTGTAGGGTCATACCCGTCATACAACCCACCTCAATCGTGCGCTGCAAGCGCTTGCAAAAGGCGGCGTTGTTCTTCCACACACGATCGGAATAGTTCTTGCCGCTCCACTTATGGGTAAGTGCGGCCTGTACACGGCGGTCACTGATCAAGCGAAAGTCATATAGACCATTACGCTTTTGGTCGTTAAAAATAGTGCGGTAGTATGCTTGTTTGAGTGTATCTGTCAGTCGCGCTTTCGCCAGCCGTTCCTCCCGCACGCCCATGGCTACGGCTTCCGCACGAATAGCGTTCTGTAAAGCCTGCAATCGGCTGATACGGTCCGCATACGCAGGAGCGTCCAGCATAGCGATCAATTCACGCCGTGCCTGTGGTTCCTTAGTCTGTTGTAGCTGTTCCAGCAGACGCTGGCGCTCCTCTGCGGTTTGGCCTGCGCTCAGCAGCTGCAAGGCATAAGCCTGGCTGATCTGACCGTTTTTAACATACCGGCGGAGAATACGCTCAATTTGCTCGTTGAGCTGCTCTACACCCTGGGCGTACATACGGTTGACCTCCACCATTGTAGCGGTGGTGCGCGCTTGCAGCAGGTGCTCCAGGTCAACCGTTCGCCTTTTCCAATACTCTGCTGCTTTCATAGGTTAAGCGTCCTTTTCTTTGTCTTGCTGTTCCTGATCCGCCGACTGTTCCTTTTCGTCAGCCTTATCCTCTGTGTTGGCTGTGAAGCTGTCCATATATTGTTGCTGGTTCTCCTGCTTTTGCTGCTTCATATTCTCCACAGCCTCCGCCGGGTCCTTAACGAACCATAACAGTGACAGCAGCGTCTGATCATCAACCAGTCCGGCGTTCTTCAAGGTGCACACCATCTGCACGATCTGCGCCTCATCAATGGGCAGGGCCACAGTGAACACAATATCCACATCGTCCACAGATACCGGGTCAATTCCGTTATGGGCCAGCCAGTTGTTATATAACCTCCAGCGTTTCTTTAAGCCCGCCTCCATAGCACTCATTTTGCTTTTTACAAGCAGGTGCAAGGCCAGCAGCTTTAATTTCAGCGCCACGCCGCTGGCGTTGCCCGCAAAGGCCTGGTCTGTCATATCCGGGGTTAAAGTCATTTTATGAATATCCGATACCAGCGTATCGTCCAGCACCTTCAATGCATTCTCATCAAAGGTCTTTTGCACATATTCCAACCGGGCGTCCTGTGGAATACCATCTACAAAGTGATCCTGCTTTGCGGCTGCCATCGTCTCCGGCGGCAATACCGCACCATAAGCAGCTAAAATAGAATTGACGAACTTGCGTTTGTCCGTCAGGCGATCGGACAGCAGCGCATTGCGGGCGTCTATCAGGTTGGCCACCTGTTCAAAGTCGCCTTGTCTCTCCTCGTTGTTCTCATAACACACCACCGGCACCTCATCAAAGAAGTGTGGCACCGGTGCACCCACCGGGTTGTACACATAGTTTTCTTTATCCAGCGATGTGCTTTCGTACTGCTGATACTGGGTAGCCGTATAGACTGTTACCGCATAGTACCGGCTGCGGTCTGTGCGCTCCCGCTGCTCAAACCACAGCGCAAACAAGTCTTTGTGCTCCACGGTATCATCTTGCACCAGCACGATCTGATCCGGCGCATACACTGCGGATCGCGGGCGTGGTTGCTCCTCTGTGCTGGCATATAGCAGCTCACAGCTTTCGCCATATATACCCATGGCCTTTCCGTTTCGTTGATCTACGGTAGCGATATTCTGACTATGGTAGGCCGCCATAACGGCGGAAATGTCAATCTTCTTTCCGCACAAATCGCAAAGGCCGTCTTTGTCCTCATCCACAGCGTTGTGGCGGACCAGGGTGCCGTTTTGCCGATTCAGCTTGGCCTCAACCGTAGACACCAGGGAAAGCTGCGCCTGACTGTCTTTCTTGTCCCGGTCGTTGCAATCGTACTTTACCGGCTCACTTAGGAAGTAGCCGCGAATAATATCTACGATATACTTGGCATAGTTGGCCTCCGCCCGCACATCATCCTCTTCATCTCCACGGTGAAGCTGTGGAACACCGATATACCGACCATATAGGGCGCGACACCGTCTTTCATATTTATTTGCTTTACCGATCACATAATCGATCACCGCAGAAGGCAACTCGCCCCGGTCAAGGTTCGGCACATCGCGCCGGTTCATGTAAAGTATCATTCTATGTCCTCCTTGTTACGATCCGCCCCAGCGCCGTGCTTACAAAGTAACGCATAGCGTCCATAGCGTGGTCGTCCTGTTTGACCGGCTCATCCCGGCCTGCCTGAGCCGCTTTGTCATACCAACGGTAGGCGTAAAATTCCGCAATGGTACGGGTGCAGTCCTTGCTGAACAGCAGATCCGCCCGCTGCAATAGCGTACATACGGTACGGATTCCATCCAGCACCGCGTTATCCGCCTTTAATACCTTGAGCCCCCGCCTTTGCAGTTCAGTTATAAATGAAGCCGCCGATGGGTCTACGACTACGCAGGTGTATGGCGTGTTCCCCAAGAACTGTACCAGATCATCTGCGTACTCGGCGTCCGTCTTTTGCCGGTGGTTCTCCCGCCCGGAATAGTAATATTCCTTGGTGCATAGCCATTTGCCATGGTATTTGCGCCACATCAGGAACACCGTAGGGTTTAGCGTACCGTAGTCCACACTGATATAGGCAGAACCTTGCAGTTCGTTATCCGGCGGCAGCGGAATACAGTGCCGGCTTTCGTCAAACATATCGTAGATCAGGCCCTCTGCCACTTTCCATTCGCCCAGAATATACCGAGCATAAAAAACGCCCGCGTACATCGTTCTGTACCGGGCTTTGACCTCCTCTGTTAAGGACAAATTGTCGTCCATCGTAAAGTGGAGGTAGAGTATTCGCTTTTCTTGCCGCTTCTCCGGCAGGATCCATTCTTCATAAAACCAGTGGTGTGGGTTATCCGGGTTGCAGTTGAACCAGAATTTTGCACCACTGACAGAGCACCGGGCGGTGGCCTGCTGCACAAAGGACTGGGGCATTAAAGCCACCTCATCGAAAAACACACCTGCCAAAGTCATACCCTGGATCAGATCCTGGCTGCTTTCGTCCTTGCCGCCGAAGATATAAAACGCGTTTTCCGTACCACCCCGCGTCACCACAAGCACATTGTCGCTACGGCTGTATTTTACCTGATACCCGCGACTTTGCAGCATTGCAGGCAGAAAAGAAAGCACATTCCGGCGAAAGGAGCTGATTGTCTTACCGCACATGGCAAAGTTCATGCCGCTGTAGGTACTCATAGCCCACAGAATATAGCTAAGCGCCATACTCACCGTCTTACCGGATCGTATAGCGCCGTCTGCAATTATTCCGTTTTTGTCGCTCACAGGTGATGTTTTGCACCACCAGGTGAGCACCTGGAGCTGCTTGGCGGAGAATGGCTGAAAATGAAAGGTGCTTATTCTTCCCATGCCTGTTCACCCGCTTTCTGCTCCAAGGCTTCCAAGAAGCCATCGTCTGTCTGCTCATCTTCATGCCCTCGGGCCAATTCAAAGTGACGCAGAAGCTCTGCCAGGGCTTTCACCCGATCAGATGTATTCGGCGGCTTTGCCGTCTCTGCAAACCCAATGGAGCACAGCGCGTTCAGCACATCCGTTGCGGTGAAATCCAACTTGTCCAGCTTTCGCTTTTCCAGGTCAGCGATAAATTTTTTTACCTTATCATTTCTTAGCAATCGACTCGCTTGGCTTTCTGCGCTCCCGGGCGCCTTACAATTTGGGTAAGCAGCCTGGTAAGACCGTTTCCCGTTATGGTCGAGCACATATTCATAACAGAACAGCCTTTGTTTAGGTGTTAAGGTCTCTTTGCCCATGCTGCTCACCTCCTTTGTAATAATCACGGATTATATGCTGTTATTTTTTCTGTTTGCTATTTGGAAAAAATTCATCCAGTATCTCAAGCGTTAGTACCGCTTTTTCAAGATGGATATTTTTCTTTATCCAAGTAAACAACAAAGCAACTGATGCAACGATAGCGGCCACGATCACTACGACAAGGACGATATAGCTTATCACTCCTTTACAGTCATTGTGAAGTGCAACGATCCAAGAAGTCATAGTCGCAATTAAAGAAAACTCTGCTGCCATAGACGCATTAAAGAATTTGGATGCGGATTTCACATCCGTCTCAGCCATAATGCGTTTGCACCGGCGTTCTGCCGGAGAAATGTTGGTCAGTTCTGTCTTGACCTCTTCGTACTCCAGGACTTCACGATTTTTCTTCTGCTGCTTGCCTAAAGGTTTTTCAGAGCGTTTACGCATGTATTTGTTTTCCCCCCTTTCGCTCACCATAATTATAGCACATCTGAAAATGAGCCTCATAGTAACCGCATTTTAGAAAGGGAAAGCACAAAGACAAAAACCAAAGAGCGCACCGTTTGGAGCGCTCTTTCAATCTGTTTGGCAGTTTATACTATAACACAGACGGCAACCTGCATACTATAACATCAACATGCATTGCATAGTGGTTTTTTATTTTTCGCATTCCAGCATATCCAGGGACTGCGGGTGAATGCGAGAGACCAGGTGATTGTATGTAATATCTTCGTCTACGGCAATCTTCTCAAAAGTGTCACCGTTCAAATACCGCCGACGCAACACACGCCGGTGCAACGGACTGCGCACCTGCTCAATAGCAGTCTCAATTTCTGCCCGCTGCAACAGAGCAAGCCGGACTTGTTGGTCCAGCTTCTCTTTCAGTTCTATAATGCGATCTACCGTCAAGGTAAAATCTGCCCGCTGCCCGCCTCCCGGCGTGGGAGAGAGGGAAGCCGTGATCTTTTGCGCCCGGCTGTTCAGTTCTTCGATCTCCTGTTGTGTAATCTCAACCTCCGCCCAGCACTCCCGATAGCGTTGCAGCCATTCCTTCTTTTCGTTGTTCGTCATTTTTCATCCTGCTTTTTATTCCGCTCATTTATTAAAGTTCGGACCAAAGCCGATCACGCCGAAAAATGCAACAATGACCGCCCCAGCCACAAGAATAATTTGTGCTGCTATACACATCCTGCTCACCTCCCTGTACTTCCGAACCCGCCGTTGCCGCGTTCGGTGTCTGCCCTTTTCTTATTCCACAAGCTCTTTTTAATTTCTTCCATGTTTTTCTCCTCTCCGGATCTATAGTTCGTCTACCACTCTTTCTGCGCAGTACTTCGTCAACTCATCATGAAGCGACTGGGAAACTTGCATTGATAGTTCTATGATCTGTGTCTTTGGCTTACAGTTGGCGCACCACGCTTTCATGTTGCCAGTGTTTATTCCCATTAGTGCGTATGGACCGTAAATGGTCATGCGGTGCCAACACACATCACGGTGGTAACATTGCTCGCAGGTCATTGTGCCACCTCCAAATTCCGTGCAGTCGACTGCAAAACTTGAATAACGGCGGCGGAGAGCTTGGCTCCGGTGGCCGGGTCCTTGGCATTGATCTTGCCGATCAGCTCCTGTACCTTTGCGGCGGTTTGTTGCAGTTCGGTGAAATACACCCGGCAGGCGGCTACATCCGTGTCTGCGCCCGCTGCCTTTGCTTGCCGAACAGCGGCGTCCAGTTTGGTGGCACTGCTGTCCAACTGCCGTTTCAGGTCTGCCTTTTCCTGCTCCAGTTTTTCCACAGCGGCTTTGGTCTTTTCCTCGGCGTCTGCCTTTGCCGTTGCCAGCTTAGCTTTGTATTCCTTGGCGGCTTCCTTTTTCGCTTCCTTTCGGATTGCCTCCGGGTCCGGCGCTGCGTCGGCCCGCTGCTGCAATTCTTCCAGCTGGGCGCTGTACTTGGCTTTAACTCCCTGCTCAATGGAAGAACGGAGTGTGTCCATGTCCACCGGCTCCGGCGCTTCGCTTAATTCGCTCTGTGCCTGGCCAAGATCAAAGGTCAGCTGTTCCGTCTGCTTCTTGTAGCGTTCCACCTCAGCCTTTAACTCCCTGACTGTGGCACTCTCCAAATCCACATCGGCCGCGAACTCTTCCCGCTCATAACTGTTGATTTGGGATATCAGCTCCAGCTTGGTGATCCCCAGGTCGGCGTGGTCGGCCATATACTTCTGACCCAGCTTTTCATAGGCTGATATGTAGGAATAGGCTTGCCGCTGCTTAATGCCGCAGGCTTGCTCGGCGTACTCCTCGAATGTGTCATAGCCCGGCTCCGTGTATAGACCCTCATCCCGCATAGTCTTAAGATCGTGGCACACATCTACCAGTGCTCTGGCCATTACCTGCCCATTGGCCAGGATCCGGGCGTGGGTGTCGTAGGCTTTCTGGGTTGCGGGCGTTACTTCTTGCATTGTAGTGATTTGGTTATCCATAAGTCCTCCTCCTTAACTGACTGCTTTTGCTTTTCTGTTTGACTTTAGATATGCAAGCCATGCTTGCATAAACTCCTGCACATCCGGTGGTGCGGGGCGGTTGTGATCGGCTCTGCACTGAACAACAGTGCCGTCCTTGAATTCTACGGTCACATAGGACTGATCCGGGTCCGACTGCTTTCGGACGAAAAGTATATCCGTCTTTCTGTCCAGGTACGGATTTGTATAGCAGGAGTACACGCAGTTGTGCTGGGCGCAGCCCTCTTTTAGCAGATCTTCCGGTCCCTCGGCCGGCCGAATGAACAGCCCGCTGCTGGCGTATGCATATTTGCGTTTCAACTTTGGCAGATCCTTAGCTAACTTCTTTGCCCGCTCGGCTTGCTCTTTTGCTTTCTTTTCATTAGCTCGGCGTGTCAATTCTTCGGAATACTGCCGGTGCAGATCTCGCAGATTCTGCGGTACGGCTACCTCTTTACGGTTAACATCCAGGCCCAGTCTACTGCACTGGTCCAGATAGTCACTGTAGTCTGACAGCACATTGGCTGGCGTTCCATATCCTCCAGCTGCCTGCCGGTTTACCCAGTTCACCGCCTTTTGCGGAGGTAGGTGTCTCCGCAAAACATCAAGCGCCTTATAGCATTTCTGCTGGCTCCAGCTGTGCTGAAAAACAAGAAAAAAGCGGAAATTTTCGTCTGTCATTTTGCAGCCGTATTTTTTCAATGCCTTTGTTGCTTTGAGTGTTGAACAGCAAATGTTGTCTTGCGTCTTTAACATACGGTACTCCTGCTTGGTCAGTCGCATAGCCTTGTAAGGCACCACTTGCTTGTAGTCCAGACCAGCTGTACAATTCCACTCCACCTGTTCGGCTACCAGGTCACCGTTGCCCTCTTTTATTAGACGCTCTGTAAGCACCGGGTACCGGCTATATTGATACAGTAACCCAAGCAGGTTGACCGGGTAGTTGGCTATAGCGCTACGGTACAGTTGCTGCGCACATTCGTGGTATGTCTCCCATGGCAGATAGCGTAGGTTACTTTTTTCCAACGCCTCTTCAAAGCCCAGCAGCTTTGCTCCCTCTCCCTCTGTGCACTTCCAACTGTTGTGATCCAGTTTGGCTGGCTCCACCGTGCACGGCAGTTTGCGTGTTGGCTTTTGTTTTACGCTGATGAACATATCGTCACAATAGTAACTGCGTTCAGCCACGAAGTGCTGCCCAAGATTGAAGTATGCGGCGTACAGCAGTCCGCCCATTTCTGGCGCGGCCTTAAAGCCGTATCTATAGTCTTCGTACACCCGAACGAAAGAAAGTAATATCCCACCGTTCCTTGTCCGCTGCGTTACCGCTACCACTGCCGCGTTGACCAGCTGACTACGGCCACGCCCGGCGTCTTTGGCTTGGACTTCGTGCCCGCAGGCGGGGCAGCATACGGTGTCGTTATGCCGTGCAGAGCGGCAAGCTGCGTGTTTGTCCGTCCATAGTCGCATGTTCTCAATGTCGATCTGCACATCCTTGCCGCAAGCGGTACAATAGCCATACCTATGGCCGCATTCTTTGTGCTTAAAAAAATACTGCTCGTTGACGAACACCTGCTTATGTGCGAATGTCAGTATCTTTTTCTCCGGCAGTTTCGGGCGGCCGTCCCAGATTTTCTCTGCCTGTTCCTGCGTAAGCGTGTTCAGCTTTTTCCCCATATCTACACCTCACAGCAGATCCAGCAGGTCGATGATCTCCGCCTTGGTCTCTTCGGCGGTAAAGCCGTAATAGCCCGCTGCCCATTCGTACACGGTGTCATCCGGCACGGCTGCGCAGTTGCCCGCTGCTTGTTTCCGGGCGTTGCTGGTGATGTGATCCCAGCAGCCTTTCAGGCTCTTGCCCTCATCCAGCACCTTGTCCGCGTTTTCATCATTGACCAGGCAGTGGTCTATAATGTGTGAGCATAGCAGACGCACGGTGGCGCTACCCATCTTCTCCGCCTCCTGGTCGATCTTATCAATGGCTTTTTGGATTTTCTCGGTCATTTCAGCGTTACCTCCTTGATCTGCGCCAGCGCGCAACGCTGGCAGTGCTCGTCCAGTTCCGGCTTGTCCAGGCCGCACCGGTTATTGATTGAGCCGTAGATACACACATCTCTGCATATCGTCGCCAAGATCGCAACTGTAGTTTTTTCGTTCTCATTCTTCATTATTGCGCTCCTCAAAGGCCATACCGGCCACGGTGCCCAGGTTGATCAGATCCCGACATACAGCTTCTGATTTGGACAGATCCATTGTTCTGATCACGCCCTGCACGATCAGGCCGGACTTAACTACCACCAGGTCCCCGCGCCGGTACAGATCGTACCCCTCTTCTTCCTTTTCGATAGGTTGCAACGCTCTTTTGTTGATGAATGTCATGCCCGCACCTACAATCAGCGGTTGCCATACAGCGCCTGCGGCTACAATGCAGGTGTCCAGCGGGGCGGCATATTCTTCATCGGGGCATTGGTCTGCCAGCGGCAGATCCGCTTTCGGCATTCTTGTCATGATCACGCTGTCGTCCTCTGCCAAGTCAGCGACCATACGCAGCGTCTCCGGCGTGTATTCCGGGTGGCCGTACAGGATGTACCCGCAGCTGCCATTACTGAGCATTTGCTCGCCGTCTGGCAGGTCATATAGAAAATAGGCCTTGCTTCGCTTGCAAATTGATAACATTTTTTTAAAGTTCATCTGTCTGTCTCCTTTACGCTTATGCCGTGAATGTACAGCATAAGTTTTCGCTTGATGATGTATTCCTTTGTTTTTGTACCCTTGGTGTCCTCCACCACCCACTTCCAGGTGCCGTCCGGCTGGCAGACCTCATATACAAAGTCCGCTTTATAAATCACCGGGCGCTCTTTTCGGTATTCGCCGACCCCTGCCGGGATCAACTCATAAGGGACCTGCTCCCGCAGGTTGCGCACCAGGCCGTGCCGTTCCAACAGTTGCAGCTCCTTTGCCCGCTTGCACTCGCTTTGACTGTCGTATGTACGGCCGTCTGCTTGGGCTTTTACCGCGTGGTATTTGTTCCCGCCTTTGGCCCGCTGCCGGATATACTCCTGGTATTGGGCAGCAGTCCAGTGTTCTTGGGTACCCATCAGCCCGCTGCCTGCTCCGCAGGAGCGTAAGCCATACGGATGAACTGGTGCTCCACGGTGCCAATGCGCTGTCGCTCCTGCTCCAGGCACTTTTGCATATACTTGCTTGAAAGCACTGTCTCCTCAAACTCCCGGCGCAGATCGTCGGTCATACCGCCCTGGCCCAGTCCATTGGCACTCTTAAATGCGTCCCACTTTGGCCGGATCAGCGGGTGGTTGATGTTCAGCTTAAAGCCGTAGGCATTGTGCGGTGCCAAGATCAGCTGGGTTTGGCGTTCCTGCTCCAAGTTGCGCACCTTGTCCCGCATTTGTTCCCATTGCTGTATGTATGTCACTTTGTCCTCCTAACACAGGTACCTATGGTTCTTGGCCCGAATAGGGCAGAGCACATAGGATTGATACTTAAAACCGGTGACTTCGTCCTCCCAGTTGTTCAGCGTGTCCTTGACCAAATAGTAGCCCTTTGGTGCTCTTGGTTCATCTGCCCAGTGGTCGCTATAGATGACCTGGTATTCCGGTTCAGGTACCACCAGGTTGCGACTCCGGCTAAAACACACCCTGGACTTGGCCGTGGTGTACTTGCCCTCGTGTCCTTGCTTGATGTGGGTCTCCTCGCGTAGGTACCCGCCGTATGTGTGGTGGTCTCGATCGTCCACCGGTACATACTCCACCCGGCCGTATGGCCACCTTGGCAGCTTGGTCAGGTCAATACCGGACAACGCCATGTGGATATGCGGGTTCTTGTCCGGGGTCTCAATCGCCCTCATCCACTTGAATTCAATGCCGGCCTTTTTGTAGGCATATCGCAGTTTGGCCATATAGGTGGTCCACAGCTTCTTGATCTCTTGCAGATCCTTTGGCCTGTCCGCCTTGCGGAATGTGAATGTAGCTGTCAGATCACCGGGTCCGAAATTCGCATTGAAGATCATCTCTTGCTGTAGGCACGCCTGGCGGTTGTTGACTGCCGCCTGGGCTTCGCTGGTCTTGCCGTAATTACTGCCCCTGGTGCATTTATGCTTGCTTCCGTAGCGGGAGGAGTAATGCCGCTGAATGTATATGCACTTACCTGCGTGGGTGGTCTTTTGCACCCATGGCATTTTGGTTTGCTCCTTTCTGGACGGACCGGCACACTATGGAAATGCTGGAAAACGCGGATCGGCTCCCGGGTGGAAAATCAAGTTTCCCACCGGTTCACCGGCGTGTTCCACATTCCCACAGTGCACAGCTCCTCATTATGCGGCGCGGGTGCACACCCTGTTGCCGCCGGTCTCCTACCTGCGCCTAACCAGCTGAAGAATGCCGAAAGATATATCCTTTTGCCGTTGGCGCTTTGCGTCTAAAAATAATACTTTGAACAAGGAGCAAAAAAGGAGCACAGACCCCTTTTTTCGCCCTTGCCGCACGGCTTGTCCTTGACTTCTTTGCGGTCCTTATATATAATGTAATTAGCGCAGGCGTTTTACTTTCTTTTCGCCGCCTGTGGTTTAAGTCGACTGGTCGCTCAGTCGGCTTTTTCTTTTTGCCCGCTGCTTGGTTCGTCGTTATACTCCAGTGGCAGCATAATGGCGGTCACTTTTGGCAATTCCATCAGGGCCTTGGTTTTCCGCTCTGCAATTACTTCCAGCGCCTTGTAATTGCCATCGCCACGCACATACACGGTGTCACCGGCTCTAACGGTGTTCCACGGCGCCCGCAGGACAATGTGGTCCTCGTCCAGCTTAGCAATTACCAAATCAATGTAATCTTCCATTTTCATCATCCTTTCCCAGTTTGACGGCGTGCAGATACGCCAATTCAAAGTCTGTCAGCGGCGCTACCAGCACCACCTTGTGGTTTTCGTCCTCGATCACCAGCTGCTTGTCCTGCCGGGGCTCGTCCTCGTCCTTGGGCAGCACGAACACCGCCAGGGCGATCAATGCGCAGCCGGTACCGCTGATCACTATGGACACCCACCAATAGGGGGTGTCCGCCACCAGGCAGCAGCCCAGCAGCACCAGCAGGAAGCCGGTAATCACCAGAACCAAGCCTGCCTTTTCTCTCTTGGTCATTGGAGTGCTCCTTTCTTGCAGTTGACTGCAATTTAGTACTTTCCGGCGTTATATGCGTGGAACGCCGGGGCGAACACAGCTAACTTGGTGCCGTTCTCGCCCAACTGAATGAGAGGGAAGCCCGGACGGTGCATATACTGCCTTGCTGTCGGTATGCTGCAATTCAGGTATGCCGCCACATCTTCCGGACCAAGATACAGTTTTGCACCCTTGGCCTTGACCTCTTCCTCTACAGCTTCGGCGGTGCGGATCAGGTCGATGTAGCTTTGCAGGCGCTCCATACGCTGCTGCACAGCGGCGTCAAAGTCGTCCATTGCCAAGGGGCTGTCCTTGTTGATGGGTACTTTCATTATTATTTCTCCTTTCGATTATTCGGCCAGCCCTTTGGGCAAGCGGCAGAGCCGCAAGCTGCCCGCTGCACGGCAAAAATGCCGTTGGCGATAAATGTGTGATGTTGGGTGGGGCGGGCACCGGAAGCAGGGACATAGGGGGTAATTTGACAAAAAAAGAAAAGAAAAAAGAGAAGAAGTGAAAAAGGTCCCGCTGCCTGCGTATCTCTGCCGCCGCCCAAAAGGCTGGCTTTTGTTGTTTGTCATGGTATAATAAAGTTATCAATTTGAAAGGACTGAACGCAATGAAACTGAACAAAGACTGTGTAAGAGATGTACTGCTCTATCTTGAAGAACATCTCGGTTATGATGACAGATTAGATGCTTCTTCAATCAAAATTGAGCCATACACTTACGAAGAAATCCTATATACGATCAGTCTATTGTCGGAGGCCGGGTACATAAAGACCATTCCAATTAGGAATTTAAGCGCCGCAACATCATATTTTGTGGTGTCAATCCTTATGCCCGGTCACGATCTACTTGACAATATTCGTGACAACACAGTATGGACGAAAACGAAAAAGACGGCCTCAAAATTCACATCTGTCTCTCTCAATATTCTTTCGTCTGTCGCTTCCAATGTCCTTTCAACTATGCTTCTTAATCCACCTACCGTTTGAATTGGTGTTCCAGCACCTGGCGCAGGCACTTCTCCATATCCACTTCGGTGAATTGGATGTTCTTATCAGTCAAATAGTACAGAACCGCTCTTAGCCTCCAATGCGCCATCAGTGCACTGATCATCGCAACAGTGGAAATAAGAACCAATACAACAATCACTTTTATTCACCTCGCTTTAACTGCCTGCTTAGTTCTGCCGCCGCCCAAAAGGCTGGCCGTGTATTTAGTTGTTGCGCTCTGCGATGATCTCGTTGATTGCGCCGAGGATCCGCTCTTTTGCCTGGGGCGGTTTGCGTCGGCCAATCAGTATTGAGCTGATGTAGCTGCGCGTGTAACCCATATACTGCGCGAGCTCAACTTGTGTGATCTTGTTGATGTGCATTTTTCCGATAGCCTCAGCGATCCACTCGTCCATTGTGTTACCTCCTTTTCTGTGCTTTTGTGCACAAATGCACACTTTTTTGCATTTTGTAGTTTACAAATGCGTACAAGCGTGCTATAATGAGGCTGTTCTGAGACCTAAGATAACAGCGCGAGTCCGCATTTGTTGACTACAGTTGCCATTATAGGCTGCCAGAGTGTACTTGTCAACACCAAAAGTCTACATTTGCGTACTTTCGTGATTATGCACAAAAAAAGTGAGGCAAAATTGTGGATTTTTTCGAGAGATTTACTGCACTCTGCAAAGAAGAGGGCGGCACTACGACCGGCGTTGGGCAGTCACTTGGTTATTCCAAAGCGACTGTTGGCCGGTGGCGCTATGGTAGCATACCGTCAGCTGACGCTTTAACTGCTATAGCCGAACACTTTGGCGTGTCTGTGGACTACCTTTTGGGAAATACGGACATAAAAAATCCCCCGGACCAACAAAGTCCGGAGGAGATAGCCAAAGTGGCACTATTTGGTGGTGACGGAGAGGTTACCGACGAGATGTGGAACGAAGTTAAAGGTTTTGTAGAATTTATCAAAGATAAGAGAAAGAGAGAGAATGACAACAACTGAGTCCCTGTTCGATGAGATCGAGCGCAACAACATAGAGGTATATCTGGGCAGTATGCCCGCTGCCAAGTCTGCGTCTGCCAATATCGGCGATGATTATTACATAGCATTGGACGAGCAGAGCCTGGAGAGCACCGCAGAGGCCCGCTGCCGCCTTGCCCACGAAGCCGGGCACTGCATAACCGGGTCGTTCTACAACCTATATGCCCCGCTTGACCGGCGCAGTAAGCACGAACGCCGGGCAGATAAGTGGGCGGTAAAAAAGTTGATCCCCAAGGCCGAGTTGGAGGTGCAGCTGCGCCAGGGCCTGGAGCCTTACGAGTTGGCCGAGTATTTCAATGTGACGGAAGAATTCATCCATAAGGCGTTGGAATTCTACTTTGAATGTGAGATAGC